AAATCTCAAGCGTGATGTTCAAGACAATGCGATGGAAATAGACTATCTGTGGCATGAAGCTGATGAGGTCTGGGATGAACTAGGTAACTTAGCTAACTCCATTGGGCAGGTAACGCAGTTGCAGCAACGGGTGTCTCTGATTGAAAACGATCTTAAATACATAAGCCGTGACCACAACGGAATTTTGGACATGAAAGGTGGAATGAAATGACATATAAACTATCACAGCGCAGTCTTGACCGAATGGAAGGCGTAGACGAGCGGTTAGTAGCCGTTGCAAAAGCAGCTATAAACCACACAAAAACCGACTTTGGTGTAATCTGTGGACTAAGAACCATCGGAGAGCAACGTGAGCTTGTCAAAAAGGGCGCATCGAAAACGATGAAGTCCAAACACATTGAGGGCCGCGCTCTTGACCTTTTAGCCTATGTTGGCTCGCGTGGATCGTGGGAACTAAATCTCTACGATGACCTTGCGGATGCTGTGAAGCAAGCAGCCATTGACGTGGGTGTTCCTGTGCGGTGGGGAGCAGCTTGGCACATCAATGACATTCGAGAGTGGGATGGCACGATGGAAGAGGCCATGAACGCCTATGTTGATTTGCGCCGCAGCCAAGGAAAACGTCCATTTATCGATGGACCTCACTTTGAACTTATGATCTAAATATCGTGTGGGTGGCTTCAAACTTAACCTTGTTTATTGGTTAACGTGCTATAGACCGAATGCGCCAATCATTCATCTGCCACCCACACGACATTTTATCTTGCAATGTTTAATAATAAGAGTAAGGCTTTTTTAAACGGGAGGTTTGGTCACCACTCGTCGTTAGTTACAAAGAACCTCGTGGTGAAAGCCACGGGGGTTTTTCTTAAAATATAATCCCTACCATCATCATTAAACCAGCGCCGGATAAGAAACCCACGATGGCGCCGACCAGTCCGGCTATATGAACCTCATGTTCTGTAAACTTACTTTTCATTCGTCATCATCCCCGTTGTTCTTCACTATATTGTAGTGCTGGCACCAATATCTGACGCTACCCTCAGAGATTTTTAGCTTGATGCCTATTTCGTTCATAGATAACCCGTTTGCACGCATTTCTCTAATTAATGCTAATCTTTGTGGGTCTTTTGTTCCGCGTTTTTTTACTTGTTTGTGCTTGCTATCAGCCCAATCGCTCTCATCTTTAACTATACCATGACTGCTTTGCGTGAACTTATTCTTTTGGATATAACCCCAGGCTTTGCGGTGGGCTTCCCGCTCCCTTTTTGCCAGCTCCATCCAAGCCGTTGCCCTACTTTTAGTCGGGATAGCTTTGGCCTTGAGTTCAGCTATATTTATTTCCACGTCTACGACTTTGACCATTATATATTGTATCCTTTTTGTCTAAGGTCAGATGTGTATTGCTTCAGATCGCGCTGGGCAATGTAAAGCTCGTTCACAATGCTCGGCCTTGCGTCCTTCCGATACCGCTCGTCTTGCAAACGATCCACTTGGTTGCGCAAATATTGCAATATGGCCTGCTCGGCGGGGGATAACTTTAGCACAGCTATGACTCCTCTGCGATTTTAATTGCCCTTCTCAGGCGCATTTTCAGCTCAAGCCGTTGCAGATTAAAAATAGCCATATCTAAATAATCAATGTCTGTGTCTTGCACATGCTCAATGGAAAGGTCCACGCAATCCAAAGCAATCTTGGCTTGATCCAATGTGATCGTTACATTTTTCATTCGTCTTCCTCCATTGGTTCAATCTTACCCTTGCCATCGCAGTTATCGCAATCCTGAATTTCAGACTCAAAGTCCCCGTGCCAAGTGGCACTTTGGCGAACCCAAACCTCACGCTCGACCGTGCCATCGCCCTCACATTCAGGGCAATCAATCTTATTAATCATAACTTTTCCCTTTTAACTTCCTAGTAATCCAGTTCTTGCATATGATTTAAATATACGCAATACATATTTTGTACTTGCGCTAATATATTTTTAATATTAAGGATGGCATGTAGGTATAGGAGTGTTCCAATGGATCATAAGAAGTTAATCGGGTTTACCCAAGCTCAGAACGATGCCATCGCAGAGGCGGCGCGCAGGTCTGGGTTAAGTTTTACAGCATTCGTGCGCAGTTCCGCTGTAGCAAAGGCGGTTGATTCTGGCGTTGAAATTACGCAACCGCAGCCAGACTGATGGTCAACGGGCGCAATAAGGGCGCAAGTTTTGAGCGCGAGACAGCCAACGCCTTGCGCGATGAACTCGGAATTGGCTTTAAGCGCAATCTAATTCAGTATCAGGAAGCCGATCACGGTGACTTGACGCCTGATGATCCGGCATTCCCGTTTACCTTGGAGTTAAAGCGTTACAAGGACGGCCCTATCGGCGGTTCAATAGGCTGGTGGGAGCAAGTCAAAACCGCCGCCGAGCGTGAGCAAAAGATGCCGTGCCTGATTTACAAATACGACCGTAAGCCAATGCGATGTGTGATCCCGCTGGCTGCGCTAACCGATTGCGATCACGATTACACGGCAGAGGTCGATTTCGAGACCTTCTGCTATATTGCTAGGGAGTTACTAGGATGAAAGATCGTTACTTAATAGTTATTGCAAAGGATGCAAAAACAGTTGTGCAAATTGACGGGGCTTACTCAAGTCGTTATTCGATGGCCCATCTAGAAGATCTTTCGCAATATTGGATCGAAGAAAACCAGCCAAATCACACCAAAAAACTACGTTCCTATATTTGCAAAATTATCGACACTTATCATGATCCCCGCTGACCAACTAACCAACGCGCAATATCACGACGATGACGCGATCAGCTCATCTGACGTGAAGCTGGTCCACAGCAAGTCGCTGGCACACTGGAAAACCAAGGTCTACAAGTCCAGCGTGGCCTTCGATCTTGGCACTTGCACTCACTCAATGGTGCTTGAAGACGGCGCCGGAATGATACGCGGACCAGAAACCCGCCGAGGTAAAGCATGGTCGGAACCATACGAACAGGCGCAGGCAGAAGGTAAAACACTGCTGACCGCTGGTGACTATGATCTGGCGCAGGAGATGGCACACAGCGTGCTTTTCCATCCGGCAGGTCAGCGCATGGCAGGCCCAACAACGGTCAATGAGGCGAGCTTTTTCGCTATGGACCCAGTGAGCGGATTGCAGCTCAAATGCAGGCCCGATAGCTACTGGGACGCAAAAGGCGTCATCTATGACCTAAAAACCTGCCAAGACGCCAGCCCACGCGGCGTGGCAAAAGATATGCAGGCCTACAACTACGCCATCCAGGCTGCGTTCTATATGTACTGTTTGAACCTGGCGGGCTATGAGGCCAAACAATTCGTCTTCGTAAATGTTGAAAAGGCGGCACCCTTTGCTGTATCAACGAACATTCTATCACCCGAATATCTTGAATGGGGTATGCAGCAAATGCACCTGACCCTGGACAAGATTGCAAAAGCCAACCAAAGTCAAAAATGGGACACAGGTTGGTCAGACATCACAAACGTGATTGATCTGCCACGATGGCTGCAAGCCGATTTTTAAAACTAGGAGAAAACCATGTACAACAAAGATCACTTTAAGAAAATCATGATCCGCAATGTGGAATTTAAATGGCCCCGCCTGAACGCCACCTATCGCTATAATGCAGCGGAAAAACGCAGCGAGGAGGCCGCGCCAACAGCACAGGGCGCTGCGTACTCTATCAATTGGGAGATGGGCGAGCAGGAAGCTAAAAAGCTCTATAGTGAACTAAAAGCACATTATGAAGCTCATAAAAGCGAACCGTTTCAAAAAGTATTTGGCATGAAGAAGCTGGAAAATGGTAACTATGAGTTTAAAGCCAAACGCAATGGCGTAACCTCACAAGGCACTTTGAACAAAAAGCCAGAGGTTATTGACGGCATGAAGAAGGCGCTGGCAGACGTAGCTTTTTGGAGCGGCTCAAAAGGGAATATACAAGTGTCTGCTTACCCTTCTCAAAACCCGCAAACGAACCCGCCAGAGAATGGCATCAGCCTTTTGATTCAAAAAGTGCAGGTCACTCACGCCGTTTACGGTGACGATCTCGATGACTTCGATGAGGTGCCAACTACAATTGCTGGCGGCGTTGAAGAAGCTCTTGATGACTTTGGGATAGTAACAACGCCAACAGAAGCACCGGCGGCTGATATAGCCGCAACGCTAGAGGATGACGAAATCCCGTTCTAGACAAATAAAAACCCCTGCCGATAGGGACATTGGCAGGGGTTACTAGGAAGAAAGTCCGGTGATTGGTGTGAAAGGGTCCGAACATGAATACTTTAACAAAAAACAGCGAGGTTGGCAAGAAGCAGCTATTGTTAGCACATGGCGCTCTTGATACAAAAATCAATGATAAAGATTTAGAATACGAAGGCATAAATTTATCTAATATAGCAAAACTTGTCAGCGAGCCGCAGGCTAAAGAAAAGGCCGATGCTTCTTTTATCATTCCCTCGGTGTACCGCGAACACGATGGCAGAAACCATGCTATTCAACGCGAGCATGGCGAATATTGGATGCTGGCCTTAGACGTGGACGAAGGCGATCCATCACTTATAGAACTGCGAACCGCTGTTGAAACAGTCACAGGCAATTCATCCGCGCTGATATACTCTTCATCCGGTGCCAGTGAAGACAACCGCAAGTGGCGCGTTTTGATCCCCCTGGCACTCCCGATCAGCGGCGAGGACTACGCAGAAGCACAGCTCGCATTTTTTGACCTGATGCAGTCTGAAAATATAGCCTGTGATTCTGCGTTATCTCGCACCGGCCAGCCCATATATTTGCCCAACGTGCCGCCAGCGCGCAGAGATCAGTTTGGTGCGCCGAGCTTTTACCACGGTATTAAGCACAGAGGCGATGGCCTGCTGATCCCAACCGAAAGCCGCATCTGGGAAAACATGCTTTTCCGCCGCAAGAATGAAGCCATCGCAGCAGAAAGAGCCGCAGCAGAGCGAGCATTGCGCGCACAAGAGCGAGAGGAAAAGCGCAACAAATACGACGGTGATGACCCGATTGAGGTATTCAACCAGCGCCACACAATCTCCGACATCATGATTAAATACGGCTATGAGCGCAAAGGCAGATCAGACAGCTATCGCAGCCCGATGCAGTCAAGCGGATCGTTTGCCACGAAGGACTTTGGCACTCACTGGGTCAGCCTCTCCGGCTCCGACAGAGCATCCGGCATCGGTCAAGCCAGCGGTGAGTTCTGCTATGGAGACGCCTTTGACATCTGGGCGCACTTTGAACATAGCGGCAGGATGTCAGATGCCGTCAGAGAGTACGGCAAGGAAATCCGGCCAACGCCAGCAAAACAGCGCGAAGAGATCGTGAAAGCCGCCTCTGACCCATATGCCGACTTTGATATGGTGCCTGACCAAGAGCCAGAGCCAGTGCAGCCTAAAGCTACAATCATCATACCCAACGCCGAACAGAAGCCGATCTTCTGGCTGAAGGACGCAGAACCAGTTCTAACATCGTCCTACCTTATCAAAGGCTGGCTGGGCCGAGGTCAGATGTCAGTGGTCTATGGGCCATCCAACGTCGGCAAGTCGTTTTTCTGTCTTGACATGGCGCTTTGCGTGTCAGCCAGCATTGAGTGGCAGGGAAGCAAAGTTAAGGGCGGACCAGTTCTGTACCTGGCCACTGAGGGGGGCAACGCATTTCAGTCACGCTGCGTGGCCCTGCGCAAACAGTACGGAATAACGGACGCTCCGCTTGCTGTCAGGCCATCGCCCGTTGATCTACTGCGCCCAGAGGCCGACCTGGCAAGCCTGATTGAGCTGTGCAAGCAAATCGAGGCTGAGAAGGGTGAGCCGCTGTCCATGATCGTGATCGACACGCTATCCCGCGCAATGGCTGGCGGCGATGAAAACGGGCCGACAGACATGACATCCTTTATCGCCAACGCAGACGCCCTGCGCGAAGTCACAGGCGCACATATCATGATCGTGCATCACAGCGGCAAAGATTTATCTAAGGCTGCTCGTGGCCATTCGAGTTTACGTGCTGCGACCGATTCAGAGATAGAATTGTTAGTTGAAGGCTCAATACGGACGGCAACGGCCACCAAACAGCGCGACCTAGAGCCACAAGAGCCGTTTGCATTTAAGCTAAGGGTTCATGAATTGGGCAAAGATGAAGACGGCGATGTGGTCACAACCTGTACCATCGAGCAGGCCGATCCCGACGAGGTGGCCGACATGAATCAGAAGCGGCCAAGCGGCGCAAACCAGAAAGTTGTCGTGTCAGCCTTCAAACAATTGCGCGGCGAGGGTATCGGTGGCGAGAACCCAACTGGCCCAGGCTGGCCCGAAAGTGGGCGTTTCTGGTGCATTGATGAAGAGAGTTTGAGAGAGTTCGCTAGGGGTAAAATGACATCTGCGAACCCATCTGGAGCATATACAGCGGCTATCAAAGGGCTAATCTCAAGCGGGTATATGGTGCAAAACGAGGGCAAAATATGGATTTCTGCCAAGGAAGGAAGGGTCGCATGATGTACGATTTTGCTACGATTTTCATGTTATTGATTTCACTCAGTATAAATGCGTTTTTCGTATTTTTCGTATCTAATCGTAGGCAAAATCGTATGATTGGACATAACATACGAAGAATACGATTTGCTTATATAAGCAATCGTATTCGTATGTCGGTATAAATTTGATGGTGAAAAGGAGAGGGAAATATGCAATTTAAAACTACAGTTGAAAAAAAGCATTGGCACAACGATTGGACTGTGCTGTTCTACCGTTATCGGGATGATATAGATAATCTTAAAGCCTTTGTTGAATTGGAAGACCACATTAACGATGTTTCTTTTAATCAATATCGTATCTATTGGCCAAATTATGAAAAAGCACCTTGGCACATGAAATGTGATATCGGTGATTTAAACGGCCAAAAAGTTGAGATAAACTTTTGGCCGCATAAGGCGAAGGCTCAGATCAAATATCAAAAAGCTGTTGAGGGCTGGGCTGATATTTACAATCTGATAAGCTCAGTTTGTACAAATCTGTATGATGATATTGAAGATGATGAGTTCGATGTCATCGAAGAATAAGCCCAAAGCTAAAGCTGCAATGGCCAATCGTGGAACCTTTGACAGCAAGCACACTGACCATGCTAAGCCGATCCACTACAAGGTCGCCGCAGCGGTTGAGCCGTTTACCTTCGCGTCAGCAGCGGCCAGCAAGGTGTGGGGCGATACGCTGGTTGATTGTGTGCCGCCAGCATACGCACTGAGATACCGCGAGCTTCGTGGTGACCTAGAAGCCGCGATGGTTGCCGAGGATCACGCCCGTTGCGTTGAACTGGCCACCAGCCTGATTAAGGCGCTCAAGATGATGAACATCAAAGCTCGCCAAGATGGCCATGAACCGCCAAAGGTTGACGGGCATATCTGTCAGTGGGGTGAGAAGATATACTGCTTACTCGCCAGCGGCGATATAAGCGCCGTGAGACGCGCAAACCCAAGTTGGGTGGTCTACGCAATATCTGACGTTTGTGCCGTCTTAAACGCGCTTACAGACGATCTGGTGGCGCCTGTAGTGAATGAGTTCCCCAAAGCGAAGATCACAGCGGTCAGGCTATACGATGATGAAATCAACTTTGAACCAAACGGAGAGTAAAATGAAAGATAACATTAGGACACAAGTGCTAAAGGAAGCGTCGCAGCTTATTAATGGAGATCGAGCGAGGCACTACGGTGAACCGAGTGAAAATTTCGGCTGTACTGCTACTATGTGGCAGGCTTATCTCGGCTATCCGATCAGCGCGTCTGATGTTTGTCACATGATGGCGCTGTTGAAAATAGCTAGGTTACGCAACGGCAGCCATAGAGATTCATCAGTGGACTGCGCCGGATATATGGCACTTGGGGCCGAGGTATCTTGAGATGGGTAGATTTTTGCTTAAATTTGTGTTATAGAAGTTTTAGCATACCTCCTCCCAGACATGCTCATGTTTACTTGGACCCCTGCCTTGCGGTAGGGGTTCTTTTTTGCTTTGTTTGATCGTAAGCTCTGCCCAGATGGAAAGGTTGAGTGATGCCAAGTGAAGTTTTTGTGGTCTCGAAGGGTATGGAGATTGACTCCGAGATTATCGACGCGGTCTTTGACTTTATGGATGAGTGCCATGACGAGGGATATAACGCGGCGCAAATCATGGTTGCAATGTTATGTGTCGTTCAAATGATACAGGAATCCGCAGAAACCTCGCAATCTATCCACTGATCGTGTATCATATGGGTGAGCTTTTCCATCGGAGGTGAGCTTTTCCATCGCAGGGGGTCAAAATGTCTATTCGCTTCTCAATCAAGGCCGACACCGACCAGATGTACAAGAAGTTGGACAACTTGGCTCGCAGGCAAATCCCGTTTGCGGTTGCCAGAGCTGTCACGCAAACAGCGGTGAAAGTTCGTAATGAGGACATCACCCGCGAGTACATGCGGACATTTGAGGCGCGTAACTTATCTTTCATCATGGCAGTTCACCGGGTTTTCGGCGCCAACGCATCTTACACCAAGCGAACTGGGATGGCTGTGGCGTCAATTCAGCCTGTTGATGATCCTGTGCCTGCTGGGACAACCCAGTCCGCTGGTGGTGAGAAACAAGGCCCAAGAAAAACAATAGCTGGCACGCAGTTTATGAAACGGCATGTCGAAGGCGGGACCAAGACATCTGGGCGCCAAAAGCTCGCCATTCCGATCAGCGGCGCAAAGATCACCCGACGTAAGGGGTCTGGCCCTATGGCGGGGCGTATCACCGAGGCATCGAAGCCAAAGCAGGTGCTGGCGCGTAAGAATACTTTTTATGGCACTAGCAAGCGCACTGGTAAAAGCATGATTATGGAGCGCACTGGCGGCAAGAAAAACAGAAAGATAAAGGCGCTTTATACTTTATCACCAAGCGCAAAGATTAAACGCGTGTATGATCCCCTGCCAGCGGCCAAGCGCGGCATCGCGCGAACTTTCCCCAGACTTTTCCGCAAATCTTTCGTCGGCGCGCTGCGCACCGCAAAAATTCGCGGCTGAACTTTTCCCTCGGTGGCCTGAACTTTTCCCTCGGTAGGGTGAGCTTTTTCCACGGTGGGGTGAGCTTTTCCCTCGGTCATGGTTTTGTATGCTTTCGGTGGCGTTTTGCCGCCTGCCTGCCGCATTGCAGCATGATTTTGACGCCGCATTGCGGCATTTTGGGCGGGCTGATTTAATTGCAAAAAATTGGATATTGGTGCATTTTTTCCTTGCGCGGTATATGCTTTATATATATTGAGATGACAGGCGGTATGATTGGCCGCGATATGAAAGGGAAAAAACAATGTGCAAAGAATGTAGAACTTATCCGCAAATGGCCGCGATGGGCGCGATTGATTGCCACTATAAAATAGCGGGCGAATTTGTGGCCGGAATTGTCGGCATAATATTATTTGCCGCGCTTGTGTTTTATGCGCCCGCGCTTATGGCTACCGAATTTTGGACCGATGCATGCGGATATGGCGTTTTCAACAATTGGTTTGGGATTGGATATTATTTTCAATCGTCAACAAGCGCGCTTTGCGACGCCGCGCAAATTCAATCGCAATCAATCGTAAACTAGGAAAGTAGGAAAATCATGAAATATACTAATAAAGCAAAATTTATAGCGGACCTGGATAGCAAGAAAATTCCCGGCGTTATCTTATGGCGCGGCGCAAGCGCAATCGACGGCACGCCAATTGTATTGGTCGCAAATAGGTTCGACGCGAAAAGCGGGAACGATAAAACCGGCGCAATGGTCCAAACCTGGATATTGCCGGACCCGCACGCCGCCGGGATTGAATGCACCGGGTCGCGCCCGGCAAAAATTATGGCATGGTTGAAAGATACGGCCGCGCAATCAATTTGCGGCGATTGCCCGCATGCATGGCAATATAACGCCGCGACCGGGCAAAATGAAAAGGGGACATGTTATGTCCGCGAATATCAAGCGCCCGCCGCGACGCTTGGTGGCGTATATCGCGGCGCATATCCGATAGCGGGCGTCGATTTTCCGGCCGCCTGGATATCCGATATTGGCGCGGGTCGCGATATACGCGCCGGATCTTATGGCGACCCGGCCGCATGCGCGCCCGAAATTTGGGCGGCGTTTATGGAAAATTGCGCGGGTCGTACGGGCTATACCCACGGCTGGAAAAGCGCATTTCCGGCATTTAAGCGCAATGCCTGGCGCTTACGTCACTTGCTTATGGCGTCATGCGATAGCGCGGCCGATTTACGCGCCGCCCGCGACGCCGGATATCGTGGTTTTTATGTTATCCCCCACGGCGCAATCAATACGCGCGCGGACATAAAAGCGGGCGCAATTGTACCTGGCGCAATGGTTTGCCCGGCGTCGAATGAATTTGAGACAATTACCGGGCGCGCGACATCGTGCATCGATTGCGGCGCTTGTAGTGGCGCGGCCGGAAAAGGCGCGCGCATGCCGGATATCATCATTGCGGACCATAGCACGAAAAAGCGCGGCAATGCCGCAAAATTGGCCGCGACATGCCCGGCGGCCGCAAATATGCTGGCAAATATGGGGGAATTGGTATGAATATCGAAAACAATATTGACGCGCTGACAATGGCGCTTGCGCTTGCAATTTCAGCGCCCGATGAAAACCGCGCGGCTGAATGCATAGCAATGGCTGAAAGCATTGCAAATAATGGAATGACAATTGAGCAAGTGACCGCTTGCAAATTGGCGGCTGAAAAAATGGTAGGATTGGGATAATGGAAAAAACGTGTAACCTTTGCGGCATTGCAATCATGCTGGCAATCATGGCGCTGATCTAAGCGCGACGCCATAACCTAACATCAAGCCCGCCATTGAGCGGGCTTTTTGTTGTCCGCTTGCCAGCCCGCCCGCCCGCCATTGAGCGGGCTTTTTGTTGTCCGCTTGCCTGCCTATATTCCAGGCGGAAACTATGCCGCGCAAATATCGCCGCACATTGCCCAAACCTATCGCGCTACCCTACCGGCCCTCTGGATATACCGCCCGCCAGCGGGCCTAAAAAGGGGCCGTTTTTAAGCCGTTTTAAGCGCGTTTTGCGTTATGAAAAGCACTTGCGCCCAGAACCGGCTTCCCCCCACTCAAAACGCCTTAAACGGGTCCTCCGGGCCTGCTAGCCTGCGGGTACGCGTGAGGCACGTTTGTTTTTTAGTGATAGGAATGTATATATGGGGGTGTATGAGAAAGGGACTAAGTAAAATGGCAACCATGTCAGATTTGGCAGCACATCTTCAAATGACTACGAAGAGCGTTCAAGAGCTTATAAATAAAGGTATAATTGAGAAGAAGGAGCGTGGCAAGTACGAGATCGACGCGGTTCGCAAGCAATACATCCTGCATGTCAGAGAAGTCGCTGCTGGCCGAGCAAAGGTTGGCGATCTCGATCTGCAAGAGGAGCGAGCGCGGTTGGCCAAAGAGCAAGCTGACTCTAAAGAAATGGAAAACGCTGTTGAGCGTGGTGATCTTGTGTATATCGAAAATGTAGCTAAACAGTTTGAATTGCAGTTGACCAAGGTTAGAACAAAGTTGTTGGCTGTACCAACAAAGGTTGCACCTGAAGCTCACATTGCTGCAACGGTAAAAGAGGTCCAGAGCTTGATTGAGGCCGAAATAGTAGAGGCACTGAATGAATTGGTCGGATACGATAAAGAAGCAGCAAGCGAAGAAACTTGATTCTTGCTTATCTGCGGCTATCGCTAACGCATTAAGGCCTCCTCCAAAGTTGGAAGTCAGTCAATGGGCTGACAATTACCGACAGCTATCAAGCGAAAGCTCTGCGGAAGCTGGAAGATGGACGACATCAAGAGCTGAGTATCAACGTGGAATGATGGATTCCGTTTCAGACACGAATATTGAGACAGTTGTGCTTATGACTGCCGCTCAGATCGGCAAGACCGAGCTGATTAACAATGTTGTCGGTTATCACATCCATCAAGACCCAGCTCCGATGCTTGTTGTGCAGCCAACTCTTGAGATGGCGCAAACTTGGTCAAAAGACCGTTTATCACCAGCCATCAGGGATACCCCTGTTTTATCTGATAAGATTAGGAATCCAAGGTCGCGCGACAGTGGTAATACAACTTTGCATAAAGTTTTCCCAGGCGGTCATGTTACTGCGTGTGGTGCAAACTCGCCCTCCTCTCTTGCATCTCGGCCATGTCGAATTATTTTGTGCGATGAGGTTGATCGCTATCCTTTATCTGCTGGCACTGAGGGTGATCCTGTTTCGCTGGCTAAGAAACGATCCGCAACATTTTGGAACCGCAAGATTATTATGGTCAGCACGCCAACCGACAAGGGTGCCAGCCGAATTGAGGCGGCGTATGAGGAAAGCGATAAGCGCAGATATTTTGTTCCGTGTCAGGACTGCGGTGAGCATCAAGTCTTAAAGTGGGCCAATGTGAAGTGGGAAGAGGGTAAGCCTGCATCTGCTGAATATATATGCGAGCATTGCGGTAGCTGTTGGAGCGATGTGAAGCGTTTTGCGGCGATCAGGTATGGCGAATGGCGATCTACGGCTAAAGGTGATGGTAAGACTGCTGGCTTTCACCTTTCGGGCCTTTATTCACCTTGGACGCCGATGGAGGATACGGTCAGAGACTTTCTGGCGTCGAAGCGAGACCCAATGCGGCTCAAGACGTGGGTTAACACTTTTCTAGGTGAGACCTGGGAAGAGCAAGGCGACCGGGTTGATGATATTGACTTGATGGAGCGCCGAGAAGATTGGGGTGATGAGCTTCCGGCAGATGTTCTTATTATGACTGCTGGCATTGACGTTCAGGATGATCGCTTGGAGGTTGAGGTCGTTGGTTGGGGCCGAGGTGAGGAAAGCTGGTCGATTTCTTACGATACGCTTTATGGAGACCCTTCTACATCTGAGCTTTGGATTAGGTTGGATAGCTTGCTGCAAAAGACGTTTACGCATCCCTTGCATGGTGAAATGGTGATCCGTTCCTCCTGCATTGACTCTGGCGGTCATTATACACAGCAGGTTTACAATTATGCGCGGCAAAGGTCTGGCAGGAGGGTATTTGCAATAAAAGGCATCGGCGGTGAGGGGAAGCCTATCATTGGCCGGCCAACCAAGAATAACATAGGAAAGATAAACCTTTTCCCAGTGGGTACTGACACTGCCAAGGAATTAGTGTATGCTCGCCTGAAGATGACGGATGAGGGTGATGGTTACTGCCACTTTCCAGAAGATCGAAATGCGGAATATTTTCGTATGTTGACTGCTGAGAAGAAGATCACCAAATACTTTAAGGGGCGCCCAAAACGCGAGTGGGTTAAGATTAGGCAAAGGAACGAAGCATTGGATTGCAGAGTTTACGCTACCGCCGCATTGGCCGTATTAAACCTGAATATTGAAGCAGTTTACAAGCAGGCACAAAATAGGGTATTATCCGAACAAACTAAACGTCCGTCTAGGGGTCCAGTAGTGCCTAGACGCAGTTCCTTTGTGCATGGGTACAGATAATGGCTAATCTTTTTGACTCGGATAATGCACCAGAGGGCGAACCTCTCGAAGTTGTTGTAGGTGACTTTCTCCAATGGAAGCGAAGTGATCTTGTCGCTGACTACCCTTCTGCGACACATACTGCTGAATATGTGGCCAGGGTTACTGGTGGCGGAAATAGCGAGATCAAGTTGGTCGGGGTCGGCAGTGCAGATTACTATCTGTTCACTGTTGATAGTGCTACATCTGTTGATTTCGATCCCGGCTTTTATCACTGGCAGCTTGAGATCACTGAGACATCCAGCGGCAATCGCGTTGTTGTGCAGCGAGGTGAGTTCAACGCTATTGTTGACCTTGACGTAAACGGCACTGATCCTCGGACGCACTCGGAGATTATGCTGGACAAGATTGAAACTATACTTGAAGGCAAAGCTGACAGCGATGTTTCTAATTATAGCATTGCTGGTCGCTCTCTAACAAAGATGACTTTTGATGAGCTTATGGTCGCCCGCGACAGGTATCGTCAGGAGGTCTTGGCTTATCGTCGCAAGCTGAGAATAGAGGCAGGGAAAGCCAGCGGAACAACTGTAAAGGTTAGATTTAGCTAATGGGCATTTTGGACATTTTCAATCGGTCTAAAAAGCCGAAAAGTCGCAGAAACTATGCAGCCGCTAGCAAAGGGCGGCTTTTCGCTGATTTTAACGCAAGTAATCGAAGTGCTGATAGTGAAATCTACCCAGTATTGCGCGACTTGCGCAACAGGTCGCGTGACTTGGAGAGAAACAACGAATATATGCGCCGTTACTTGCAGTTGCTGCGCACGAATGTGGTCGGTGAGGGTGGCATTCGGCTACAGATGAAGGCTCGCAACCCAGATGGCGGCATGGACATTGGTGGCAACAATATTGTTGAGTCTGCCTGGAACGAGTTCTGCCGATACGGTGGCCCGACAGTTGACGGTCAGATGTCTATGATTGACCTGCTAAATCATGTGATAACTGGCGTTGCTAGGGACGGCGAAGTATTCTTGATGAAGGTTCGCGCGAACTATTTGCGTCAGGGGTATGCTTTGCAGCTCATAGAGCCTGACATGATTGATGAAAGCCACAATGAGCGTGTTAAAGGTGGCAATCCTATCCGCATGGGTATCGAGATTAACGAATCTACCCGCCGACCAGTTGCTTATCACGTTTTAACGGCTCACCCTGGTGATTACGACTACACTACATTGGCAAACGGCAAGAAGCGCAACCGTGTCCCTGCGGATCGTATGATGCACATCTATCGTCCAGATCGTGCGGATCAGACGCGCGGTGTTCCTTGGTCAGTTTCCGCTATAGCCTCTTTAAAGATGTTGCATGGTTACCGCGAGGCTGAATTGGTTGCGGCCAGAGTTGGCGCTGCTAAGATGGGTTTCTTTACGTCTCCAGCCGGCGATGGTTTTACCGCTGACGACTACGAAGACAACGTAACTCCAATATATGATGCTGAAGCTGGAACCTTTCATCAGCTTCCGGCCGGAGTTGACTTCACTGCCTTTGATCCAAGTCACCCTAATTCAGCCTTTGCCGACTTTGAGAAGGCCGTTTTGCGTGGAATTTCAGGTGGCTTAGGTGTTAGCTATACCTCACTGGCCAATGATCTAGAGGGTACTTCATATTCCTCCATACGTCAGGGCGCCCTTGAAGAGCGTGATTTCTATCGGACTTTGCATCGGTTTATGATCGACCACTTTATTGATCCGTTATTTCGTGAGTGGCTTGAGCATGTAATGGGCTTTGGCGTTATTCCGATCTCTGGTACAAACAAGATTGCAAAGTTCAGCGCAGGTATTTCCTGGCGAGCGCGTGGGTTCCAGTGGGTTGATCCGCTGAAGGAAATTAATGCTGCTGTTATCGGTTTGCAGAATGGCATCTTGAGCCATACTGACATTGCAGCCAACTATGGTCGAGATGCAGAGGAAACATTCTCGCAGATCAGCCGTGACAAAGAAATGGCCGCTGCCTACAACTTATCAATGGCTTACGAGCCATTTGGCGATAAACAGCCTGTCCCAGCGGAGGTTGAGGCAAATGACGAACAAACCTAATAGTGGCATGGTATCAGAGGCCAAGAAAGGTTTGGCTTGGCGTAGCGAGTATGGTCGCGGCGGGACTGAGGTTGGCATTGCACGGGCGCGGGACATTTCAAACGGTAAGAACCTGTCCGATGATACGGTCAAGCGCATGTATTCTTTTTTCAGCCGACATGAGGTTGATAAGAAGGCTGATGGATTTCGCCCAGGTGAAGATGGTTATCCGTCAAACGGTAGAATTGCTTGGGCTTTATGGGGTGGCGACAGCGGCTTTTCTTGGTCGCGCAAGTTAGCTGCTAAAATGGAAAAGGAACGCTCTATGGAAGATTTGGCAAAATCTGATATACTGCCCGAAACTACAGAGGGCGAAGAAATGGAAACTGAAGTTAGGGCAGAGCCAGATGGCTTGAGTGTTGGCGATTACGTCCAGTGGGATAGCTCTGGCGGTTCAGCTTATGGGCGCATAGATCGCATAGAGCGTGACGGCTCAATAAACGTGCCAGACAGTGATTTCACTGTGAATGGTGATGCGGATGATCCAGCGGCTTTGATTGAAGTGTACCGCGAAGGCGAGGATGGCTATGAAGCCTCTGGCCGGATGGCGGGGCATCGGTTCTCCACGCTAACTAAAGTGGCTGAACGTGGTTACAAAGACAAAGAGCGTCACATTGTAAACATTGAGGAAACCGAAAGCACAATCGTCATTACATACGCAAAAGATGACGAAGAGACGACTGAAGAGCGTTTTGAGCGTAACGAGATGAAGACGCGCGGCATGATGTTCGACAATAAGGTTGTAAATGAAGAAATGCGGACGGTTCAGATAGCTGTATCCAGCGAAGAACCTGTTGAGCGTAGCTTTGGAACAGAAATATTAGATCACAATGATCGCAGCATTGACCTTAGCTTTGCTCGATCAGGTACGATGCCTTTGTTGCTGGATCACGATCCACGTCAGCAGATTGGCGTTGTGGAAAACGTAGACCTTGATGGCTCGGCGCGTAGATTGCGCGCGACAGTTCGTTTCGGAAGGAATGGGCTTGCCAAAGAGGTCTTCGATGATGTTGTTGATGGTATCAGAAGCAACATTTCAGTTGGCTATCATGTCAACTCAATGGTCGAGGACGGCGAGGCAAGCTACCGCGTCAATAATTGGCTACCAATGGAAGTTTCGGTTGTATCCATCCCCGCTGACAGGACAGTCGGTGTCGGACGTTCCGCAGCAGAAGCGCCACCCGCAAAACCCAAAACTGAAACTCGTAATGAGGTAAAGACTATGACAGAAGAAGTCAAAGTTGACGTAGAGGCGGTTCGCGCAGACGCAGCTCGCGCCGCAGCTAAAGATACAGCAGAAATGTACCGTTTAGCAGCAAAACACAGCAAACGTGACATGGCAGATAAAGCGGTTGCAGAAGGCCGCACACTTGCAGAGTTCCGTGGTGAACTTTTGGAAGCAATCGGAAATCAGCCACTTGATACGCAAGAGATTGGCCTTACAAAAAGCGAAGTTCGTGACTTCTCTTTGATGAAGGCAGTTCGTGCGATGGCAAACCCAACTGACCGCAACGCCCAGCGCGATGCAGAGTTTGAGTTTGAAGCATCACGCGAAGCGGCACAGCGTGCAGGCATTGACCCACAAGGTCTATATTTGCCACACGACGTTTTGCGCTCTTGGAACCAACGTGATCTGAACACATCGAATGACAGCGCATTGGTTGCAGAAGCATACCGTGGCGGTGATTTCATTGATGTACTTCGCAACGCATCATCCGTGATGCAAGCTGG